TTGGTATGCTCCATGCAATAGCGTTGAGACTTATCTGCAAGCTAACGCCCGTATCGACAGACCGGGTCAAGTTAATAATATGACTATCGTGCACATCACAGGTAGTTCTATTGAGAGCAGAGTTTATGGGCTACTTAGAGGTAACATAAACAACCACCAAAAAATAATTGACTTATACAAGCAAGAAATTTCTTCGGAAACTATTGACAATGTATAAAGTTATGATACAATAAAAATCCCTAAAACAAAAAGGAGCGAAAACATGGACGACACAGTTCAGGAGGAACGACCCTCCACAATCCCCCTCGATAGACTTGCACAAGCGTATATCAAAATGCGTGATAAGCGTGCCATGCTCAAAGCCGAATGGGAAGCGCAAGACAACGAAGTCAAAGCGCAAATGGAAATGCTTGAGGAAAAGATGCTTGATACTTGTAAGGAGATGAATGCCGACAGTATCAAAACAAAACATGGCACGATTGTGCGTTCAATTAAATCACGGTATTGGACAAACGATTGGGATTCAACGTATGCGTTCATCAAAGAACATAATGCGTTCGGCCTACTTGAGAAGCGACTGCATCAAACAAACATGAAACAGTTTCTCTCTGAGAATCCTGATGTTTACCCAATGGGTTTAAATGTCGAAAATGAGTATACCGTGTTAGTTAGAAGATCAAAGGAAAATTAAAATGACCGCATTAGTATTAAACCAAGACCTCCCCGATTTCTTAGCCAACGCAGGTGTTAGTGATCTCACTAAACAACTTGCAGGTAACACAGGCGTTAAACGCATCGTGCCCAAGAATGGTATTTTCCGTAAGGAAGTTGGTGGCAAAGAGATGGGCAAAGTTAAAAGCAACATCAACGCAGTTGTTGTAAACGCATCCCCACATGTCGGTCGTATTTTTTACGCACAAGCATGGACTCCCGATGCCGAGCCGACTGCACCTGAGTGCTTCTCTAACGATGGTCGTACACCTGACAAAGATGCACAAAAGCCTCAGTCTGACAGATGCGATATGTGCCCACAAAACGTTAAAGGTTCAGGACAAGGTTCCTCAAAGGCTTGCCGATACTCACGTAGGATTGCACTGATTCTTGAAGAAGATTTCGGTACACCGCTTGAGGGTGAGGTATATCAAATGAACTTGGCATCCAAATCTTTATTTGGTGATGCAGTCAACGGAGCTAACACATTTGAAAACTATACTAAGTATTTAGCCAACAACGGCAAGAGCTTGGACTATGTAGTTACTCAGATTAGCTTTAATGAAGACAACGATAACCAATCTGTTTTGTTTACGCCGACTCGCTTTATTAACAAGAACGAGTACGAAGTTACAAGTAAGGTTGCTTCTAATCCAATGGTGCAGAAGATGGTTATTATGACTCCGTACCAAGCCGACGCATCAGGTCGTACACCAAAGATTGAAGCACCTAAAGCAGTTGCTAAACCTGAGGCTAAAGAAGAAGCGATTGAAGAGCCTAAGAAGCGTGACGCAGTTAAGAAGACTGAAGTAGCACCCAAGCCAAAAGCAGATTTAGACGATGTGCTGAAGGCTTGGAGTGACGAGGAGTAATTATGACTATTGGTTACAGCCAGAGCTTAATTGATGCAAACAAAAAGGCGGATATTAAGTCTCCCGGCGTAGCCTTGGGGCGTGTATGTATTGCCAACGATATTAGTGTTACTGAAGTAGCGGATGAACTTGGCGTAAGCCGAATGACTATCTACAATTGGTTTGATGGTTCGACTGTTCCATACGCTAGGTATTACACTGACATCGAGCATTACATACACATCATCAGGCATCGCAAAATGAAAAAGTAAAACATGTTTGATCTACTAAATACCGTATTGCCTACGGAAGGGCGGTACTGCGTGTTTGGTTATGGTAAGTATCCCGATCAAAGGTTTGTAAATACTAGAGAAGAAGTACAAAAGATAGCTGAGGAGTTTGTAGCGAATGGGGTGGATGCGTATTTTGGATGTGCTAAGTTTGGTCCTGCCGACAACCGCACACATCAGAATGCCGATTATTTCAAATCGTTATGGATGGATATTGATTGCGGTCCGACTAAGGGTGTACCCGATGAAAACGGAAAGATCGCTGGATACCTGTCTCAGCAAATCGGTCTAACAGAACTCTCAAAGTTTTGCAAAACAGTCGGCTTACCAAAGCCAATAATCGTTAACTCCGGTAACGGCATTCATGCGTACTGGTTGTTAGAGGAAACACTTGATCGTCGTATGTGGACTCCTTTGTCTCACAGACTTCGTGACTTGTGCAACGAGCATGGGTTAATTGTTGACCCGTCCGTGTTTGAGGCATCTCGGGTATTACGTATACCGGATACGTTTAATTTTAAAGACAAGGCTAACCCACTACCCGTGGCAGTGCTGAGTGATAAAACTAAGCCGATGTCCTACGACTACGTTAAGCAGTTGTTAGGTGCACCCGAGCCTAAAGCAGAAATGCCTGACTTTATACCTAAGAAGATGAGCCCCATGATGGAGGCTTTGATGGGTAACAAAGTTAAGCGGTTTAAAACCATTATGATGCGCTCGGTCAAAGGCGACGGGTGTAATCAGTTGGTGCACTGCTATCAGAACCAGAACGAAGCAAGCTATGACTTATGGCGTAGTGCTCTGTCTATTACTGCGTTTTGCGTGGATAAGGATAAAGCATCACACATGATGTCTGAGAAGTATGAAGCATACGACTCGCACGAGGTTGACCGCAAGATAGATAACATAATAAAAACAGGAGCACCCCATACTTGTGCACAGTTTGAAAAGTTAAACCCAACAGGTTGCGACGGTTGTGTACACAAAGGAGTTATCAAGTCACCAATCGTGCTTGGTATCGAGATCGAGGAAGCCACAGAAGAAGACAATGAAGTTGAAGTAGAAGTTAATGAAGAAGTTACAAAAATAAAAATACCTGAGTATCCGTTCCCGTATTTTCGTGGGAAGAAGGGAGGTATCTATAAGAAGCCGAGTACAGAAGAAGAATCAGAACCAGAGTTAGTTTATGAGCATGACTTTTATGTAGTTAAGCGTATGCACGACAAGGAGCAGGGCGAGGTAATATTATTTAAACTACATCTACCGCACGACGGGATTAGAGAATTTACTATTCCAGCTACTGCAATATCCGCAAAGGATGAGTTGAGAAGGTGTTTGTCACAACGAGGAATTGTTGTACATCACAAGAACTATGAACTCTTAGCGTCATACGTTATAACATTTGTTAAAAACCTTCAATATCAAAAGAAAGCAGAAATTATGAGAACACAATTTGGATGGGTAGACGGCGATAGTAAGTTTATTATGGGCGACAAAGAGATAACTAAAGACGGAAGTTTCTACAGCCCGCCATCATCAGTAACCGAAAGTACCGCAGAAAAGATTCACACTAAGGGTACGTTTGAAGCGTGGAAGCAAGCGTTCAATATGTATTCCAAACCCGGACTAGAGCCTAATGCGTTTGCGGCGCTCACTGCATTTGCGTCTCCACTATTTAAATACACAGGACTGCAAGGCGCAATCATTAATTTGATACATGAGCAAGCCGGATCAGGAAAATCAACCGCCCTTTACATGTGCAATAGCGTGTATGGGGACCCAGTTAAACTTACATCTACGTACAGAGATACATTTAATGCGAAGATGGTAAAGCTCGGCGTAATGAATCACTTGCCCAACACAGTGGACGAAATTACTAACCTATCAGGTAAAGAGTTTTCGGACTACGCATACAGTATTTCAGGCGGTGTCGGCAAAGATAGAGTTAAGGGTTCATCTAATGAGTTGCGTATTAACAATACGTCTTGGCAGAATTTAACGCTCTGCTCATCTAATGCCAGCTTCCATGAAAAACTTAGTGCTTCTAAAGCAGTTGCAGATGGCGAATCAGTAAGGTTACTTGAGTTTAGGATTGAGCCCTCAAATATTATTGGCGTCGCCGAGGGTAAAGAAATGTTCGATCATCAGCTCCGTGAAAACTACGGACATGCAGGTGAGATTTATATTCAGTGGTTAGTTAACAATTTAGAGCAAGCCAAAGACTTGGTCAGAAAGATTCAAGCTCGCATTGACAAGGAAGTGCAGTTTACGAGTCGTGAAAGATTTTGGTCAGCCATCTGTGCAGTAAACATTGCAGGTGGATTGATTGCAAAGAACCTAGGTCTGCATGACTACGACATGAAAGAAATCTATGAGTGGATGAAGAAGATGCTCAGCGAGATGCGTAACGAAGTCAAAGCACCGCAAACCGACACCCCAACCGCAGCTCTAGGTGACTTTATCAATGCGCACATTGCTAATATTTTGGTTGTAAACGGTGAGGTTGATGCCCGAACCAATATGAACGTAATGCCTTTAATGGAACCTAAAAATGAACTACTGGTACGCTACGAGCCAGACACTAAAGAACTTTACATTGCAGCCAAGCAGTTTAAAGACCACTGTGTTGCAAACCAACTGAACTACAAGAACACGCTTAAGAAGCTAGAGGCTATTAAAGTATACAAAGAAAGTATAAATAAGCGTATGGCTAAAGGTATGAAGATTGTGTCTCCGCCAATTCGTGCGTTAAAGTTTGATACCTCAGCCCATGATTTCCTGCACATTGACGTATTGTTAAACAATGAAAATCGAGACGCTTCATTATGATGTTAACTGGGCAAAGTTTAGAAAAGGCTACTCGTTCTTTGTACCCTGCATAGACCATAGAGCGGCAAGGAAATCACTTGCCGTTGTAATGAAACGTCTAAAAATGGATATTGTTACGAAAGTAGTTATAGAAGATGGAGTAAAAGGGCTACGTGTTTGGAGGGTCTAAGGTATAATTAAACCTGAGATTTTCATTTCATTGCAAGTTCGCTCCTTGCTCCTCCTTGCCCCCGCCTAGTGCGGGGGTTTTTTATTTCCGATTCTCTTGCTCTTTTGCAGTAGCTTTTAGTCGAGAAGGCGCAATCGCTGGTATTGCATAGGACGCATTCTTCTCTGATAAATTAACCCCACGCCATGCCTGCCCACGTTGTTCTTGACGTTTGTTAATTGATTCGCCGACTTGCTCTAGAGTAATCTCATCCCACGGATACTTTCTGTTATGGGTTTCAAGTTCTTTGAAGGCGTTTTTATAGTCCACCATATTTTTGTTTCTATTGGCGATGTCTAACTTCTCTAATATATCGTTACGTTCGTTAGCGATACGCTGTTCAATACCTTTAATTTTAAAGTTTGTGTTTTGAATATCAGCCAATAAATCTGAACGGAAACCAATTACTTGCCAAAGTATTTCGCCCTTTGAAAACGCATCTTTGCTAAGTAGCTCGTCGCCCTTTTTATCTTTTGCGCCTTCGGTAGCATAGCGGTATGCCTGTGCAGCGTTACGAATACTTGCGGGGAGTGCGTCTATTGCAGAACTGTAATCACCCTTTTTCCACGCTTCAATAGCTTTTGCGTACCCAATCATTTGTGTAACAGTAGCACCCATATGCTCCGTTAAGAAAGAACCAGAAGCTTCTTGAACGTTACGTGTTTCACGACCATCTCTCAGCCATAGCCCTGTCAGTCCTAACCTAGAAGCAAAGTCAGCTCCAGTAACTTTATTAAGTACGCCTGTTGTTAAGATGTCGGCAATAGTTTTACCGTTAGACTCGCCAAACATATTAATAATTTCTGTTGGTATGCCTACTTTGGTAAGCCAAAGATTCATGTCCATATCCCGCAAATCATCAGGCATATCATCACGGTGCGCTCTCCACATGCCGCTTAAATATCCAAGTGCAGTAAGTGCAAATGGGACCCCAACTAAACCAGCTAGTAATACTGTAGTACCCATTTGACCAAAAAATATCTTAGTAGCTTCACCACGCTTTTCTTGTGGCCAAGGTTTGATCATCTTAAAGAAATTTTTACCTAGCTGTGTATAAGTATGCAGTGGGAACATAAAGAATTGCAACAAAACTTTACCGATAGGATTACGCAAAATGGGAGGTCTATTTTCAGAGCCCATATTACCCAAAGATTCGTGCACATCTACAACGGCTTGGTCAACCCAAGATTCACGGTTTGCTTTTTCAAAAGCCTCCATTGCTGCTGCTTTGTTAGGTGCATTCAAATACGCTGCTGTCTTTCTAAATTTTGCTTTAGTTTTTTTAGCGTTTAATCTAAACGACATTTTATAGACCATCTCTTGAGAAATACGTTCAGCCGAGTGCATCAGCAAACCACCGGAGAGTGCCCACCAAGTATTACGCCCAAACTTGCGAACTGTAGAAAGTGATACTTCAGAACTTACTTTACCCCGAGCCAAGAGTTCACTGGTTAATGTAACCTGTCCTATGTTTCTAGCAGCCATTTGATTAAGTGCCCACTGATCAAGTGGAGACTTTTGAACCGCACTAGAAGTTCTAATTGTCGGCATCGTATAGGTTATAGTGCCATCTGCATTTTTTGTGGAAATGCCGTAAGCGTTCATTATGTTTAGCACTTTGCCAAATTCTTTAGCTGTTTCTAAATACCCATAACGAGCACCAAGTAACGGCAGTGAGAACTGAATTACACTCATTGGTTGCAAGATTGCAGACGACGCACTACTTAAGTATTGAATAAACGCAGCCCTAGTAACAGCGTTAGCTAACATATTGCTATAGTACGTAACCTTAGATTCTTTGGTGTAGTTAGGAAGTTCTAAGTTAACCCTATCCCGCATCTCATCAACAAACGGTTCTAAGTCTGGGCGATTGTGCACAGAGTCATAAGCGGCATTTAATGAATTACGAATTTGAGGTGCATACTTAATTCTTGAAAGCTGCGACCCAATAGTCATAGCCGAATCAGAGAAGTTACGCATGAAGTCGGTACTAAAACCTGTGATACCTTCACGGTTAATAAACTTAGACCTAAACTTTTGTTCAGGCATAGACATCAAATACATTTGGTATATAGCGTCTTTTAAGTTTTCACGCTCAACTCTAGCTTCTTCTTCGTCTAAATTAGAAAGCGACATCTTGTCGATTAGGTCAAACAACTCCGTCAACATATTGCTAGACTGGAATGAATCTTGCCTTAGTGTACGTATATCGTTACCAATTTGGAACTCGTTGTCGTGCAGTAGTTCTTCTTTAGGCGTACGTCTTCTTGCAGCAAACTCATCTGCTACTTTGTCTCGTTCCATTTGAGACTGGAACATATACATCTGACGATCTTCACCACCACCGATGCGCAGCCAGTAATTGCCTCGGCGAACCAAAGCAAAGTATGGGTTAATCTTATTGCCAACTTCGTATATAGCCTTTAACTTAACAATTAAGTTATTTTTATCAACGGACGATAGCGGCAGGTTCTGAATCTGCGAGTCAAGCAGGTGGCTATAAAGCGCTGACATATCCTCATAGAAATCTCTAACTGCTTTATAAGCTCGTTGTCCATCTGGGCCAAGTGCATCGTACCGGGCGTTGAGCACGGGGTCTCGTCTATCAACAGAGGGGTCTATATTATTTAACGTAGCCAGTAAAGCCGCATCAGGAAGTGCAGTCAATAATGACGGTGTCTTTTTAATAATATTAAACACAGTATTGCTAACTTGCTCAGCACCCTCAAAGAGTCTGACTGTCATGCCGTGCATGGACTGAATATACTTGTTTATGTCCTTTAATCTAGGTATTTCTTTACCCCACTCCTCTGCAAGAAAGTCGGTCGTCGCAAAGTTAAGCAAAACTTTTTTGGTTTCATTAGAAGACGCACTATAGAAACGACGCAAGATAGGAAGCAGCTTAACGGGGTCAGCCGCTATTTGTGCCAACTGCGTATTTTTAGCAAACTCCTCCGCAGTCCTAGACTCCATAATCTTTTCAACGTTGATTGCGGATTCCTCGTTAATTTCTTTTAACGTTCTAGTATCTGGGTTGGCTACCTTGCTTAACGTTCCGGGCTTGATGTTTTGCGCAGATGGCTCAAAGCTTTCTTGTTCCCGAATAGCAACTTTCATTGCTGTAGTTAACCTAGCACTTAGCGATTTATCAGTAATATCAATCAAGTCGGTAAACGCATTTACATCAGCTTTACCAATGCCGAGCGCCTCCATAATGATCTGTACAAAACCACTAAAGCCACTCTTGCGCTTGCCCTCCATACCCTTAAGCATTGCTTGAAGCTCAGGGCTAGACATACCATAAGCTAAAAACTCATGGGGCAATGTAAATATTTTATAGTCGCCTTCTTCATCTAGCGTACTTTCTACTAAGCGTTGCAGGCCTTCAGGTAATTTACCTGCGGCTTTAAGTTGCTCGTAGCGGTCGGCGGCGTTTGCCATTAAAGCGTTTAAGTCTTTAATTAGTGTACGTAAGTTTGAATTGCCATGACCCTCTAAATAGTTAGCAAGTAAGCCTGCTTCTATTCTGTTATTGGTAGCCGCATGGATAAGCTCATGCAACACAGTAATGACGTTAACCCCTTGATCTTCACCAAAGCTAATACCTCTTACGTATACAGTACGTTCTTTAGTTTTGGGGTCGTAGATAAATAAGCCACGGGCGTTGTCCCAAGCTTCTTTGTTTATTGGTTTTTGCAGTTGTTCTGGTAATGGGTCGCCGTCCTCTATGACTACAAACTTAACATTTTGAACAAACCGCTGTAGACGACTTGCTATAAAACGCTCAAATACATTACCGACTCGCTTGATAACTGCAATTGCTTGTGCGCCGTTTGTTGCACCGCTGAATCTAGCTTGGGGCTTGCCGACTTTAGACACGTCGGACATTGCAGATGGTTGGTTCTTTTTGTTGTACTCGTACGCTGCCTTTGCGTTATCTAGCTCTACTTTAGTAACAGCAGGGTCTTTAAGGGCCTCGGCTGCACGCTGCCCGGGTTTGTTTTTGTTGTCCCGAGATAAAGCATAGAGCCTACGAATAGCTTCGTTTTTAGCTCTGCGTTGATTGTCCTGCGCAGTTTTTAAGTCTTCGTCGGTATCAAAATTATTTTCGTCAAGCGGTTGTACTGCCCTAGCTAAATTAGTTATCTGCTCAGCGGCTTCGCCCGCAGCTACGTCCGCAGCTTTGCGTTGGTCTTTACGTGTCTGCTCCTTAGCTACCTGCTGTTCTGGCGTAGTTTCCTTTTTCTTGCGCCCACGAGTTTCTACTTTTGGTGCAGGTGTTTCAGGTACGACTTCTTCAGGTTTAGTTTCAGGCGGTACTTCTATACCAAGGAACTCATTTATAGCTCTATCTTGCTCGGCATGAAGCGCTTGTCTTTCTTCTTCAGTTTGAACTGGTAAAGGCTCATTGCTTTCTACTGGAGCGGGCTCGACTCCTTCTCCCTCAGTAGTTCCTGCAACATTCTGCTCAGGAGAAACCACTCCATTTCGTTCAGTTTCTGTAGGTAATCCGGTGGGGATTCCTTCACTGGTTG